AAGCTTCTGAACGCTGCATCTATATCGTTATTCCTAAGGGGTCCTCAAAGCATGAGGAAATCCTACATATCTTTGACTTCAGTGCTTGGAACTTCCAAAAATTACTTGATGAGGAACTTGAGGAAGACGACGAAACGGGATCAAGCAGATATGTTTACATACATCGGCTCGCCGGTCCTGACCACTACGTAATGGCCTTTGACTATATGGTCATGTGTCTTCTTGATGCTCCGGCGCTTATGTTCCCGGAGCTTTTGTAATAATGACCGACGAACCCAAAAAGGAAAGGGCAAGACCATGATAACATTTACTACAATCAGGGTTGTAAAGTGCGATACGTGTGGAAGGTCAGTTAGTGGCCCTACAGTTAGCGGGGAGTGGAAAGTTGAATGGGATTTTGGCCTTGCTGCGGGGTGGACAAAAACAACACACAATAAGGTTCTTTGCCCTGCCTGCAACACCTACGGAACGCTTGCGCCAGACACGATATGGAATATAAATCCTCCGAAACCACCACTAGGGGCCCAACCGCATCAGATATGGATTGAAAAAAGGGTGGGGGAGTTATCGCGTGCAATCCATGATTATGTATCCACTGGCAACTATATAGAGGGCTTAGGCGTATGGTCGAAAGAATTAGCCGAATTGATACCGAGGATGATAGACAAGAATGACCGATGACCCCAAAAAAGAAGTCCCAAAGCCCTCAACCAGCCCAGAACTTTTATAAGGAGACATTATGTTTGATGACCGAGATAAATTAGACCAACATGGGTACACTACAGAAAAGGATACAAGGTGGAGGGATTTTCTTAAAGAACCCCCGGAAGCGGGACGGTTTTTCTTGGGAAGGTGGGTATGGGAAAACGAAAAAGATAAATGGTCAAAACAACATCTTATTGCTTTTGGGAAAAGAGAGGCAAACGGCTATTGTGTTTATGATGAGCATCTGCAAAATAATTGGCAAACAAAATCATTGAGCTATTTCCCCTTTGAATGGGTGCCATCTCCATCCTCTGAGAAAGAATATTTTGAACACCAAGAATGGATAAAAAAGTATAAAGAGGAAAGGAAACTTTCAAAGGCTAAATATGAGTGATCCTCAAAAACCCGAGCCCAAACGTCCGCCCACGCAATCTTTATGTGGCCTGAGTTGGGCGGACTCCGGCAACCCTTTCTTTTACTGCGTGGTGACAGAAAAGCACGATGGCCAGGAAAAATCCTTTGACGAAGCGCTGCCGGTCATCGAGATAATTAACGAGGGCGAGGCAAAGACATTCAAGGACTTGACGGATCAGCTTGAATTGGTTCACAAACTTCACTGCAAGTCGGTTTATGTCATTCTCGACCAGCGATATTTGACGTTCATTCATAGCTTCAATCAGTGGCGCCGGGGGGGACGAATACCATTAGTGCTGAAACACACCAAATCATCTTCATTTGAGGCGTCACTGCTCACGATTAAGGAATTGATAGGCGAAAAACGACTGATATTCCCGCCGGATTCAACAATAAAGTCACAATTAACGGCATTTTCTAAGACAAGTCTAAAAGATGCGGTTGATTTTTACGCGGTGCTGGCGTTGACGATGGTCATTGATGCGTTCGGGAAGCAAAAGGCGGTTGAATCGGAAGAAAAACCTAACATGAGAGGGTGGTGGTGAGATGAGAAAGGAAACCAACGGGGAATATTGGATAAAACATAGCTCGGGAATGTGGACGATCGGGCATGGGGATGAATCCGGCCAAATTGGATGGAAGACGAGGAATATGGGGCTTTGCCACGGAGAGCCCATGCCGCTTCGTAACGGCCCCCCTGATATTGTAAAAGAACTTATGAGACTTAATTATGGTGTGGTATGAGTAATCTTACCGAAAAGCAGTCGCTCTGCCTATCCTGCCAATATTGTTGCAAAACAATAGCCTTCCCGTTTGCCGCAGACCCGGTAAGCATGGAATTTTATAAAGCCAGAGGGCTAAAGGTTATCCATTCGACTGAAACGGAAGAATCATGGGTCACCTTTCCTCACGTTTGCCCGCATATTACCAAAGAAGGCTGTAATATTTATGTTAAAAGGCCATACGCCTGTATGGTATTCGATGGCAGCAAGCACCCGGTAAGCTCCAACCAATGCCTGTGGCCAAGGAAAGATTAAATTAAATAGCGTCAAATTTTTGACGGTCTGCCCCCCCCTGCGAAAAAATAGTTGACAAATAAACAAAACCGTGCGCATATCGCACACCGTCGGATAATTGACGCGATATATGTCATAAAAAAGACGGGGATAACGCATGAGAAACGACCTACTCCTGATTTTATCGCCATCAGATGTGATGCAGGCCGCACAAGAAAAGGAGGCCGCGTCTCAAGAGGCTGAACAGCCCTCCGAACACTTTGTATCGGCCCTTTCACAACACATAATCCCCAAATGGCAAGCGGCTCAACAAGCCAAAATAATCCCAGAAATGGAAATGTTGGCGTCTGTGCGGCAAAAACGCGGCGAGTACGATCCGCAGAAATTAGCCGAGATACAAAACGTTGGCCAGCCCGAAATATTCATGAATGTCACCGATACGAAGGTCAGGAATGGCGTTGCCTGGATAAAGGACATCATCATCCAGCCAACTCAGCGGATAATTGCCGTTGATCCCACACCGCTGCCAGATTTACCGCAAGACATAAAAGAGCAGATCACCAGTTCCGTTGTCAGGCAGTATCTTGACATGGCTGTTTCTCAGGCGGCGCAGACAGGGCAACAAATATCTTCTGACCAGCTCCGTGCTTGGATGCAGCAGGAGTCGGACGCAGTAGGGGATCGCGTCCATAGTGAAATCGTTAAAAAAGCCAAAGCAATGGCCGAAGACATAACCGACCAGATAGACGATCACTTTAAAGAGGGGGGCTTTTACAAGGCGCTCAACCAGTGCATCGATGATATTGTCGGGCTGAAGGCGGGGTTTATAAAGGGGCCGACCTTTCGGAAGGAAAGACTCAAGAAAACCTCGCAAGACCCTGCCACCGGCAAACTGGTACGGAACATTGAAACGAAAATCGTCCCTCAGTATGATCGCGTTTCCCCATTCGCGGTATTCCCGTCGCCACGAAGCACAACCGTTGATAATGGTTATCTTTTTCTTGTTGGGTCAATCAGACCCCACCAGCTCCATGAGCTTATTGGTGTGCCAGGTTACGATGAGGCCGAAATAAGGGAAGTCCTGAAGGAGTTCCAAGAAAAGAAGCTTAACGACGAATGGCTCACGTTATCTCTGGAAGCCAAGGAAGGAATAGGGGAAGAGAACCCCGACCAGCCGTGGTCTGCCCCGGAAAACATTCCTTACCTCGAACTGTGGGACGAACTTCCGGGCAAACTTCTTCTCGAATGGGGGATGACGGCGGAAGATATTCCCGATCCGGACGACGATTACGCCGTGTGCGTTTGGCAGATCGGAACCCATGTCATAAAGGCCATGCTGAATTATGACAGTCTCGGCAAGAAACCTATTTCCAAAATATCCTTTGAGAATGACAACGATTCTTTTTGGGGCCGTGGAGTAGCCGAGATGATCGCAGATTGCCAGCAGGTTTGTAACGCCTGCGCTCGTTCGATACTGGCAAATATAGCGATGGGTGCCCTTCCGATGGTAGATTTGAACATCGACCGGCTTGAACCTGGCGCATCTCGGAAGATTTGGCCTGGGCGTGTATTCCCGACTACCGACGAACAGATGGCATCGGGCAGCAAGGCAGTAAACTTTTATCAGCCCCAGATGGTTACACAACAGTTACAGGCCGTTTACGATGCCTTCTCCCGCATAGCAGATGAGCATTCCGGCATTCCGGCGTATGCGCATGGAGGAGACGTAGGCGCCGGCGGAAACGCGAGCGGGCTTGCTCAGCTAATCGGGATGGCAACCCGTGGCATAAAAGCAGTGATTCGTAACATCGACCTTGACGGCATAGTGCCCTGCCTTGAGCGCCACTATGATTATTTGCTTGAAAACTTTGAGATTTATGGGTTGATGGGTGATTACAAGGTATCCGCCAAGGGGACGGCGGCGCTGCTTGCTAAAGAGCAGCAGACCGCTCGCAAGAACGAGTTCCTTAATTATACCGCGAACCCTGTCGACATCCAGATTATAGGGACTGAAAATCGCCGCAAGATTCTATTCTCGGTTGCTAAGGATTTGGGTATCGATATTGATGAAAATATCAAAATAGTCGCTTTTTATAAGGCATCTGCTTCTCTTTCCCAAAGGCCTAAAATGCGTTCGCCATATCAGGAAGGTGCTATGGGCGGCTATGGCCGCCGAGGTTATTTGGGAAAA